AAGACAACCTATTCCACATAAGAATGATAGCGTTTCCTTTTGAGCCCTCCATCTCAAACATTTGATAAATTTCTTTATCCGACGTGTCAAACCTAGAGTGATCAAAGTCATGCTGTCCAGGACTTGCGAAATCAGCCGTCACATTTGGGTGGTTGTCGTCCAACATTCCCATATGCGGATTGGTGCAGACAAGCCCAAGAGGCTTTATTTTTACGTTGCTTATCGCTTTTAGTATGTCTTCTCCTGTCTTGTCTATAAAACTACCGTTTATCCTTTCGTCTAGGGCTATCAACGACAGCTTGTCCACTGAAAATGGAAATTTGTAATTAGCGTAAGTTCCAAGGTATTTGTTAGGCAAAAGGGCGCTTTGATCAGTTTTTCTCAAAGTTCCTTTGACTTGATTGTACCTAACAACACACACAGACAGCCTTACTGTTGATGTGGCTTCGTTTGAATTTTCAAGCTCTGGCGTTACATCAAATCCTTTTGACTTTGTAAATACAACCACGTCTCCAGTACTTGCAAAATTGCAACAAACAATCACACCTACTATATCTTCCTTCATGTCCATTTTCTTTTTTATCTTCTTCTCAAAGTCATTGAAGAAGATCAATTTTTTAGGGTCGTTAGCGTACACCAAGATTGAGGTAACTGTGTTTTTGTTGGATATACTTGCGTCTTTAGCCGTGAAATACCCCAAGGTCTTTACGCGTTCTGAATTTAAGTTAGTCAAGTCCATAGCATCTACTTTTATGAGCGCTTCTCCGAGATTATCCGTAACGTTAAACATTGTCTTGCTCCTTCACTTTCTTTATCTTTTCAGCCAGTTCTCCAGCCAATTGATCAACAGCTTCAAGCATCCCTTGAAGGTTCAAGGCTTGGTGCATAAGCATTTTGCAGGTTTGTTGGGTTATGCCGATCAGTTCAGATGGAGTTTTAACGCCACCGTCTCTGCCGAGCATAAGGCCAAAAGGAAGGTCAGTGTTTCCAATTTTCCAATTAAAAACAACTGCCACGTTTTCAAGATAGGCGTCAGTCAAAAAGACTTGTTTCGCTGTCTCCTGAAACGACTCCATCGTTGCCTCTAGCGGTGCTGGAATCTCCATCTAGCTTCTCCTCAAATATGTCGACAAATCTAGCCGCTGTTCTTACCGCAAACCACCATGGTGCCAAAGCCCACCATGGTAGAATGGGTATGCAGCAAAGAGTAAACCACAGAGACGTGTGGTAACTCAGACAAAACCTGCATGTTAGCAGTTCTCCAAGCAGCCTGGATACTTTCCAAGCCCCTTCGTCTCTAAGGAGCTCAGCCCAGGCTCTGTGCCATGAAAATATAGAACCGTTGAACCAAACGTCCAAAACAGCTTTGGATGCCAGGACACAAGACACAAAAGCCATGAGCTGATTCACTTTAGTCTTCCTTTCTACTCAAGTGCCACGAAATCACAGAACTTGAAAAACCAAGAAGCAATTCAAATTTGTCTTCAAACTTCTTGTCAAATTCTATAACAAAGTAGCTTTTGCCAACGCCTGAAGAAATAAACTTCTCGCGTATGGCTGCGTCAGGTATAGCGTTTTCTAAAACGTGACTGACATATATTAAATCAGTGTCCAGTTGCGTGAACACCTTGTACCTTGCTTTATCACCACCCGAACGTTGCTGGGTCGGTGATGTCGTCGAGGTCTCTTCTTTCAATGTACTCCTTCGCCGCTTCATCCGGCTTTTGACCAGAACTGTAGTAAGCCTGTACCTCACGATCATCCAGGCCAAGATCAGATATGCTGTTACCCGTTCTTTTTTTAAGACAAGCATCGAACTTCTTAGTCCAAGGTTCAAGCAACATCAGCAAGTTCCTTTTTGTTTTCTTTGTCTACACCAAGAAGTTCAGGCTCTCTGTCCATAATTTGTTTCTCAGCAAACTCGCGCATTAGTTTCTCGGCTTGCGACATAGCCTCAAAAGCGCTGTCGCAAATAACTTTCTTGGACTCTTCTGTCTTGTCGTTCCTTGAAAGTACTGATTCGTACACCACGGCTGCGTATTTGTCTTTAGCGTACCTGTCCTTGTAAGCGACGGCAGCAAAACAAAACTTACCTATGTACATGACAGCGGTGACATTAGGCTGGTCGAAGTAGTCGCTGTGGTAAACCCGCCAGTTGATGATCGCGTTCTTGATGTCTGTCAACATTCCAGTTCTCCTTAACAAAAAAAACCTGTTACATAACGTCGGCAACTTTTTACAGATGCCTTGTTTATGTAACAGGTGTGACAACAAAATGACTTCTTATCTGCGTCTGCGCGTGCTTTTCTCAACCTGGCTGCCTGCAAACGACAAAGCGTACAGACCGGCAGCCATGCCCAGAAGCGGTAACGGATTGACCGTTACCAAGCATATAACAAGACCAGACATAACAATCGCGAAACCTAGACCGAAGAAGTCACCAACCATATATAACCTCACACGTCTGGCCACTCCTTCGAAATACCTCTGTCAGGCACAGGGTCTCCCTGAGTGTATTGCCTCAGTTCTGTGATGGGGAAAGGAGATTCCAAGGGATAGTCTCTAAGCCTAAGGCTGTTTAAACTAACCGTACTCATGGGTTTTCTGTATGTCCCAAGAATACCTCTTCTTTCCAGGTATTTTCTAGGCGAGCGGCTTATGTTCATCGATAAACCCCTGTATAATGCTACCTTGCGAAAAGAAAGAACATCGCGCAGACTATTATCAATATAACATGCCAATAGTCAGATACTGCTTTGTTTACTTTCTTGTGCAAGTTTTGCAACGTTTCCTCTTGGTTGTCCATCTATGATAGCCTCCGCGAATGAAAAGCTGCACAGTTTTGTTGGCGACAAGATTGCGTCTTTACCAGACATAGACAAGCTCAACCTTTTCTTGAAGATAGTTCAAGACGGCAGGCTTCCTAACTTCTCGCCATTGTTGCCATTGGTGCTTACCTTGGATGGCAAGCCCTACAGTCTGGCTAATCACTTCCAATTTGAAACCTTGTTCTACACCAGGATGCCTAAATCCATGGTGTTGAAAACAGGGCGTCAGGTTGGCAAGTCGACTGTAGGCTCAGCTCACGGCGTAATCACTTGCACCTCCATACCCTATTTTCGCACACTTTACATAACACCGTTGTTTGAACAGGTGCGCCGTCTGTCAAACAACTACGTGAGACCGTTCGTTGAACAGTCTCCTGTGCGTGCCCTATGGACGGGCACGAATACGGAAAACAGCGTATTGCAGCGTAGTTTCCGTAATTACAGCATGATGCAATTTAGTTTTGCTTCTTTGGACGCAGACCGCGTCAGAGGTATCAGAAGCGACAAGGTTGTGATCGACGAAGTTCAAGACATGGATCGTGATCTTATACCTATCATCAAGGAAACAATGTCCGCGTCTCCTTGGGCAATCAGTCAATACTCTGGGACGCCGAAGACGCCAGATAACACCATTGAAGGTCTCTGGTTGATGTCATCTCAAGCAGAGTGGTGCATACCGTGCAAGGCTTGCGGCAAACTTAACATAGCTTCAGTTAAGCATGATCTTGAAAACATGATCGGTCCCATGAAAGAAGACATGTCAGAAGACAACCCAGGAACAGTATGCGCCAAGTGCTCAAAGACAATACACCCTAAACAAGGTCGTTGGATACACAGGTATCCAGAACGACGTTTCCAGTTTGCAGGTTTTCACGTTCCTCAGCCAATCATGCACATCCACTACTCAGAGCCAGCAAAATGGGCTGAGCTTTTGGCAAAGCGTGAAGGCTACGGCAATTACACGCCTGAGAAGTACATGAACGAAGTGTTGGGAGAAAGCTGCGGAACAGGTGTTCAGCTAGTGTCGATGGAAGAACTTCAACAAGCCTGTGTTCTTCAACATCCCAACGCTCCAAGAGAGCCGGCTACTTGCGCAAACAATCTAAACAAATACAGGTACAGGGTTTTGGCAATAGACTGGGGTGGTGGTGGTGAAGAGGGCGTCAGCTTGACTGTCGCGACAGTGTTGGGCATCACGCCTACCGGAGTGATAGACGTGTTGTGGGGTAGAAGGCTGATGACTCCACACGATCACTTGGCTGAGGCGCAACAGTGCTTGGGTTACTTCAGCACCTTTAACTGTTCTTTCGTAGCTCATGACTATACAGGCGCTGGAGCTTTGCGTGAGACATTTCTGTGTCAGGCTGGCGTTCCGTACGACAGGATAATTCCAATCCAGTACGTCAGAGCTGCTGCATCTAAGATAATGTCTGTTGTCAAACCAACCGCAAACAATCCAAGAACTTACTACAGAGTCGACAAGACTCGTTCATTGCTGACCACGTGCGCGGCAATACGCATGAAGAGAATACGATTCTTCAAGTATGACTACAAGTCTACTGACGACCCAGGTTTGATACACGACTTCTTGGCTTTGACAGAGCAGAAGACTGAAACAAGAGTCGGCTCAGACATGTACACGATCACAAGGAACCCACACCTAAGCGATGACTTCGCTCAGGCTGTGAACATCGGGGCTTGTGGTCTTTGGTATACAACAAACAGTTGGCCTGTTTTCAACGTGCCAAGCAAATTTGTTATTACCGACGAGATCGAGAAGGCTTTGAATCCTGAGGCTTCGTGGTAGTCTTTTTCTTTTCTTCTATTTCAATCAGACGCTCTATCAACCACTTGGCCTTAGTGAGGTCGACAAGTCCTCCTTTTTTAGGCCAACGCCACATGTATTTCATGACGTTGCCCCACAGAAAACCTCTGAACTCATCTTCGGTAAACGCGTTGCTTATGGCTTCTATGCAGCTTACGCCTTTGTTACCGTCGTAATGAGCTGGATTATCTGGTGTCCTGGACATGTTACCTCGCTATCTTCAAAGTCTTAACGTCACGACTATCACGCATGGTAGCTTCCCACCAAGCTCTGTCAACTATGAACTTGTCAGAGCTTTCTGCTTCTGAGTAGTTCAGTTTGCTGCCAGGGTTTGCGGTGTCGTCCAGATACCTTTGTATGTCCAAACCGTCAGCCAACCTAAACCCTTCTCTCTTAAGTATTTCGTAAAATCTTTCCTTGTCTATCTTGGCTGTCTTGGTCGTCAGCATTACGTCAGAATCTACGGTCGACCCTTCAATCAAAAACCTGTGGGCTATACCGTACTGGCACAGCTCAGTGAAAGCAGTCAGGCATCCGTTGCTGACTTTTGAAACAGTAGCCTTGAAACATTTCTTGGCTTCTTTGACAACATCAGACGACACTCCAAAGCTTTCAACCCAGTCGGCAGCTTTGTTTAGTAAACCTAAGGCCATACCTTCTTCGTGGTCGAATGATATGTCTTCTGTTTTTAAAACGTACGCCAGGAAATTTGGAAGAATTTTTTTGGCAGACTCTTCAATTTCTCCAAGGTGACTGTCCAAGTCTATCTTCAGCACAGTAGTCGCTGGAGCGAACAGGTGCATTATGTATGCTTCAAGCTTGTCAGTCTCTATGAAGCATTGTGGTTTTTTCTTGAGGACAAACCATGAATCAAAATCACTAGCCAGCCAGCTTCTTTTCTTCTTAGGCACTACTATTGGCCAGTAAGTCTTTTCCGCGTTTATGTCCTTGTGACTTGTTGGAGGTATGCCAAACCATTCACAAACAACATCTGTGGCTGAACCAGTTTCTCCGTAATAGGCAAATCGCTTGGGAACTATTCCAGTGGCTGTAGTCATGACAGCTGATGTCATGGCTGCCGTTAGGGCCCAGAACGATCTATTTGTCGTTGTGTTGTTTGTAAGCTTGTTTATGTCCACCAGGTTTACAGGTTCATACTTTATGGTTGCTGTGGGAAACTCTTCCGACGTGCTCATGGCCGTAGCCTCGAACACCTCTCCTTTCCTACCAACCATGAAGTTGCAGAACCTGAAAGCTTTTTCAGACTGGTCCCAACCAACGTTAAAGCTTTGTTTGATTATCTCTGGTGGATTGAACATCATGGCCAAAGACTTGAGTTTGTCCATGTACCTGTTGTGTATTGAGATGCATATCTTGTTGTCTTTTATCAATATTTTTCTGATGAACTCTCCCATGTCGGCATCGATCTGGCCTATCTCGTCTTTGAACGGATAAACCTTTCCAGCGTAGGACAGCTCACCTATGTGTATTGTTTTGTCTTCTCCAGAGATTATTTTCGAGATTCTTATCTTTACTGGAGATATTCTGCTTCCTGTTCTTTTGCTGTACCAGCCGTCATCCTTCTCGTAAACCTGGTCGTTGCTAAGCCGTATGGTCTTGCCTGTGTGATAGGACAAGCTCTTAAGCGTCTCGCTTAGAGTCGGGTACAGCTCTGACTTTATGGCGTAACTGTCTTCTGTGTCGAAGTCCAAGCTACCAGCAGCTGCTTGTCTTTCTATTAGACTTACTGTTGGCAGCCACTCCTCCATTACCTCAAGAGGCTTTTTCCTTCCTTCCCTTACCTTTTCTATCCAAGCTTTTGGTTGATACTTTTGTAGTTCAAACTTAGACCACTCTCCGTTTTGGTTTGTCTGATACACAGGTATGTTTGAGCTTTTTATGCCTTTAAATATGTCGCCGTTGAGCTTAGCGTTCCAAAGCGTAAACCTGTAAGGATATAAATCTATATGCGTAGCTAACGTGTTTATATCAGCTACAACGCACAAAGGCAGTATCGGCTTGTTTTCCTTAAGGTGCCTGGCATGTAGAGACAAGGCTATCTCAATGTTTTCTACAACCACCAAGTCCTCTTCAACGCCGTCCTTTACTATCTGGTCAAAGAAGGCAAAGGTAGGAACCTTGCTAAGCAGTCTTCCGTGGTACAAAGTCTTGTTTGCAAACTGCAGCTTGCCGTCGTCGTAGTTTATGAACTCAAACCGTCTGATCCTTCCTGGTAGATCGAAATAAGGTATTACAATCATTTTCCCCCAGTTTTTGCCAACAAACGGTCTGGACGAACCTGTTATCCTTGTTAGCTTTCTTTCCCCTTCAGGCTTAGGCACAACTATGGCTTTTTCTATTTCTTTCTTGTTGGCTAAACCTATGAGTTTACCCATGCCGTTCTTCCATTCTTCTGGAGTCTTAGGCACAGGTATGTTCAGCAGCCTAAGAGCGTCCCTTAGGTCTCCTGACTCAAATATCAGAGAGTTGTTTGTCGCGCTGGCCCAGAAATCGTTATGTACCTTGCGCAGGGCCAGGCATTTGAACATGTACAGCTTCAAAGCTTCTTCAAAATAAAAGTAATCAGCTATGATGCCTTTTACCTTCATGTTTTTGGCCGCTATGTTTTCATCCGTGCCCCACAGCTCAGCAGCTAGGTTCAGCATGTCTCCACATTTGCCACAATCCTTGCAGAACCACCACTGTCCCTTGTAAAATGGGTCTGGATATATTGTCATTCTTTTTTTAGAATGACATAGCGGACAATTAAACAATGCCGGAAGATAGCTTGTAGGTTCAAAACCAAGTTCTTTCATCAACAAATCAAAGTTGATGTACTCAAGAATTGAAGAGGTCGCTGTAATCATGAGCAATACCTGTTTAGACCAACATGGTGATGTTAACGGGCAGACTCTTCACAGACTGATCAAACTCTACGACGCCCCAGACTTTGTCAAGAAAGCTTCTTCTGATGTTATAAACTACACATCTGAAGAAAAAAGTCCAAACGCTTTCGCTGATCCTGTTACTTTGTCTTTTCCTTGCCATACGGCTCCAGCCACTTACGTCTCTACCATGTACTTTCTTGAGAACAAGGAAGGGCTAGGTAAGAGGGCTTCCGTTGTACAGGAGCGACTTGTAAAGGCTGCCGAGTACTTCGGCATCAAAAGGCATGTAGACAGTCTAATTGAAAAACACTCTTCTGCCCATTCTATTGATATTAACAAATTGCCAGATGACAGTTTTGCCTACGTCTTTGTTTACGATAACGGCGCAAAGGAAAGACACCTTCCAATAAGAAATGCAAACGAAGTAAAAGAAGCTTGCGCGTATCTACAAAAATACCGCGATGAGTTTGTTTACGAAGACAGAGTCAAGATGGCCAGCAGAATCCTCAAGACTGGTCTTACTGAAAATCTTACTGAAGAAGATCGTACTTATTTGTACAAGCAAGCTGGAGCCGCTTTGGGCAGCGCCAAGAACGCCGCTTCTCTTTTGTTTAAGAGAGCCGTTGCGCTTAGGCGACTTGGCAAAGACCTCAACGTTCAGCAGACTTTGGCCAAGGCGGCTGAGGCTTGCGTAAACAATCCCAGCTTTACTCACTCAATGACTGGCATGAAAAAAATAGCCACGCTCATCGACAAAGTAGACAGAGAGTACAAGCTGCAAAAAATGGAATCGCTTGGCAAGCCTGAAGACCTATTCTCTTTCACGGTCAAGCAAGCCAGCGCGTTTGTAAACGACAACGTACAACTTACGACAGGCAGCATATACAAGAAATCAGACTTGTCTGCTATAAGGCCAGACAGCCTGGCTGAAGTTATGGGTTCTGACTTTGTTGACAGAGTTTCAGCCGGTGGTGTCATCCTAGACACAGAGAAGCTGGCAGAAGAGCTTCGCACCTTACCAAGAGGAGATGCGAAGCTCTTCGAGTCACTAGCCAGCAGCGTTAATGTTCAGCCTTTCAGCAAGCAAGCTTCTATGACAAAGCAGACTCTGCTGAAGTTGGCAGAACTACATCAACAGTAACAGCTCTAGTATCACAGGTTAGTTCTTGCCTTTTGATCTCAGACAAGAGACTAACCAGACCACGTAGTAAAAACCTATTTCTGAGGGACATGAATGGAATCATGCCCTCAATAAGAGTTTTCTGGTCTTCTAGAGAATTAAAATCAACTGCCAGATTATACTTGCCTTCAAAGTTGCTGCTTTTTCCTAACAGCCTCATCGACGAAACTATATCTGAAGATGAGCTTTTCATCTGAATACCCTCTGAATTTGAAACCAGCTTTCCTGAACAGCATCTGCGCAGGTAGATTGTCCTCACTAATCCTGGCCTCAAAAGGAATAGTTACTCCCTGCTTCAAATACTCCTTTATAGGGCACTCCAGCATCGCCAAGGCTCCTCCTTTTCGCCTGTGCGCTGGAATTACCACTATAAGTTTTATAACGTTGGCTCCTGTCTTCTTGTCTTCTTTGTAAAGCATAAAGCCAACAGGCTCGTTTCCGCTTGTCAAAACCAAACCCACTGGTTTGTTGACGCACATAAACTTGACAGCCTTTATTATTTTTTTCGGACCCCACCCCATAGTTTGCTGCAGGGTATGTCCTATGAACGATATATCATCAGTCACCAACTGTCTGAGTTCAAGCATTGTCGCCTCCTTTTGACTCAGTATACGCCTTGGCGTAGTCTTTGCCAAAATGGTTGGCTTCAAGCCATTCTTTCTCAGCCGTGAGAGCTTCTTCTCTCAGCCTGAACGGTCCTAGAACAGGACCGCCGACCCTTTTAAGATCGGCGGTCCATTGTCCATTTTCGTCAGGCTCCACGTCTGACGCTCTTGTGACTTTAGCTTGCCCTGAGTCCATAAGACCACGCAAGTTATCGTCGTACAAAAACGTCAGCTCACCGTTTGGAGACACCTCGACGAGCATCTGACCCTCCTAGTTGCTTTGGCTAATCCGCTGATCCTGTTGGTAAAACTCTTGTTTGTACTCAGTGCCCTTGGAAGAGCCCAGAGCCTGTTCCAAGAATGAACTAATGTTCGTGCAGCTTTTGCCAGAGCCACCTTCTACTTCAACAGAAGTATCCCCAGTCGGGGAAATAGTAACAACAATGTTAGCAGCCATCATTCACTCCTAATTAGAATTGTGACAGTTTCATCAGCGTCTACCGAAACAGAATACTCATAACCATATCGGCTCTGTAGTCGCGATACTTCCTCTAAAACCACAGCTGTCTTCAAATACTTTCCGTTCTTACCAATCCAGGCGTATAAGCAAGAATCTTTTTCATCCAACCAAACCAGGTCATAAACGGAAGATGCGCGCTCAAAAACACCGACAGTAAACGGAGAAGGGGGTAGGAGAGGGTTGGTTGATACCAGCACCCCTCTACCTACCCCCTTCGGGTAATTGTCGACGAGCGGCCATATTCTATTAGACCTGTACACAAGAGAACAACTCCTGGCTACATTTTCCAAAGAGTCCTTATGCACAGTGGCCGTCGCTAGCATATTACCGTCCCAGTCGAAGCTGAATGGTTCCGTTTACTTCTTCGCGGTGCAGAACGCGATAACCGTTCCGTTCAGCGTGAGACATGGTTACGTTCTCAGCATAACGTTGGCAGAACTGGTTAAAAGTCGCCATGTCCCCCCAGCGACCTTCGTAGTTGTCAACCAAGGCAGAGCCGTCTTGTTTGACGCACACAGGCTGACTCCAGCCTTTTAGCTTAACAGCGTACTCAGACTCGGTAGAACCATCAAACATCCTGACATTTTTTTGATCAACAAACTCATGCCCAAGCTCCTCGCAAGTCTTCTTGACGATTTCTTTGTCGAGGAATTGAGTCTTAACTTCGGTACGATGAGACATTTCAAGCTCTCCTTTTTATAGTGACAAACCACGACGGAACCTTCCGTAGACCGCAGAGTGCGTTTCTTCGGAAGTAACAGCTTCTCGAACTTCAGCAAAGTGTTGTGCCAAAGACCTAGAAGCAGACTCGTTCTTGTTGACATCACGCATGTCAACAGCATCAATGATGGTACCCACAGCGCTGAGTCTGTCTCTCAGCTCAGTGGGAGCCATGAACGAAAAGCCGTTAAGCTTATCGTAGGCTTTCCTTAGATTCTCAAGAGTAGCCGTCCTAATGACGCCGCCTCTTGAGAGGATTCCCTCAACGTTTGCCAAAGCGCTGGCAAACTCTGTGATTGGCTCCTGCACCATCGTCTTAACAGCCTCAGCGATTGCTGCAGACGTGGCTTGTTGAGCTTCAACCACCCAGGTGTCAGAACCAGCGCCTTCAAGCACCGACCCAACGTTGTAAGCTGACCTTTCAATCAGCTCCTGGATGTGAGGCTTAACCCTTGCTATAACCTCCCTGTCGCTCTCAGACAGAGTCGGGCTGTTGATCAGATTCCTGAAACCAACATCCAAACGGCTGTCGAAATCAACAGGAAGACCCGCACCCAGCGGAAAAAGCATAGTGCTGATCCTGTGGCGTGACACGAAGGTGTCTCCGTCCACAAACCAGTTCTTAACTCTTTCGTAGGTTTCTGGGAAGTTAGTCCTCACGTTTTCCACGTGACTTTCCCACTCGTCCTTAAGCGCAGCCGCTTTACTGGCATACGCAGCTCGAAGCTCGTTTATACGATCAAAAACAATCTGCGCTGTGCTTCTGCCGTCTTTCTGCCGGCTCAAAGGAACAAGATAGGCACCGCCCACGAAAGGGGTGCCATAAGAAGCTGGAGCCAACCTGGCTGCAGCCATTATCCTCGACAAAGGATTGCTGATCTTTGACGGGACAATTTTGAACTTGGCACCGGCAAGAAGCTCGTCAGGAACGTCCTGACCACCTACAGTCACAGAAGCGTTGTTGATAGTGCGCTCTGTGCTGATTGCCGAACCAGACACCTTGATAGCCACACAGTTTCTGGCGATGCTCTTCAAAAGCACATCAGAATCTGTTCTAGCCAACTCACTCACGTCCAGGTCAGGAACTCTGACTTCTGGAGTTTTTACTTCTGACTGTTCCAAAACAACTTCTTCTGACATTTGAACCTCTGGTGTGTAAACGAAAAGGGAACCGGCACGTTAATGCCGGTTCCCACGAAAGAAAAAACTAAGACTATCTGGCCAGGTTGGGATCGCTGAAAGTAAGGTCCATGGACCGAACTTGCTGCTTGATGATCCTTTGAGTCTGCCCGCTAACGTTGCGAGCGCGCTCCCTGCCGAATTGACGGATTGCACTAATGTTCTCGGGGTCCATCCGAGTAACCGGCACAATAGACTTGATGGTGCTCAGCAAAGTGTCTGTGTCGAAGATAGCTCCGCTTTGCTTGTTCTGAGCGTAGGCGGCAAAACGAGAAGCCACTACTGACTGCTCGATCTCAGCGCCCACAAACTCTTCGCTCGCGTCTACGATCTTTGACCAGTCTCCTTCATTGAAGCCTGTTGGATCGACATGGTTGTTACGCATGTGAATCTCGAAGATTTCCCTGCGCTCAGTTGCGTCAGGAGTGTCTACAAAGAACACCTCATCGAAACGGCCACGTCGCAGCAGCTCGGGAGGCATACCCGTGACACGATTCATGGTGAGTACCACGAATGTCTTCGTTTTCTTCTCGGCCAACCATGTTAGGATTTGACCGAAAATGCGACGAGTGACACCGCTGTCGCCAGAAGACTCGCCCACACCGCCGAGAGCCTTGTCGGCCTCGTCGATCAACAGGACGCATCCACCAAACGCATCAGCCACCTGGATAGCTTCGCGAGTATTTCTCTCGCTCTCGCCAACCAGGGAGTTGAAGACAGAAGACAGGTCCATGTGAAGCAAAGGCTGATTTAAGCGCTTCGCAATCATCTTGGCGCACATGCTCTTGCCAGTGCCAGGAACCCCAACGAGAACCATACCCTTGGGGAACGGCAATCGCAGAGATTCTGCTTCTGGTGTGTAAGCAATAGACCGCTGGTCCAGCCAAGTCTTCAGCTCAGAGAAACCACCAAGGTCTGGCAGACTCATGATGGCTGACTTCGGCATATACGTAAGGACATTACTTTTCTTGAGAAGCTGGCTCTTCTCAAACTCGATGGTATCCAACATCTCGGGTGTGAACCTGCCGTGAGTAATCAAGGCAAGACCCAAGGCGTCAGCCGCCTCACCACAAGTCAAACCAGACATGGCACCGATGACCGAGTGTCGAAGCTCAGGAGAGCATTCTTTCTTCTCCTCGTTGTCGATGCTTTCTTGAATGTGATCGAACTCAATTGACAACTCTTCTTGTGAAGGAAGAGGCATTGTGATCACCTTCAAGTAAGGCAAAACATCTGGATTCATGCTGCTGCCAGTGGTGAGAATAAACAAAGGGCGACGGATACTTTGCGTAGTACCGTCTTCTAGCTCAATCTTTCGATTAAAGCAGCCCTCAGAAATATACTTCTTTAATAGAGTAACCAACGCTGGAATAGCGTTTAAATCGTAATGTAAATCACTCATTACGATAACGCCCTCCCTCTGATCATTTCCAAACAAATTACTATTAACGGCAATAGTCAAACCTTGCACAGGATTGACGCCGTTAACAGGAGGACCATAGCCTTCTGCGGGATTCCACGCTGCAATACCGATACCCATCCTGTTAGCAATTCGTTTCAACATCTCAAAAGCCGCTCTAGACTGCGAGCCGACTACAATTTGAATAGCTTGAACGCCGCTGCTGATGTAACGGTGAATACGGTCTTCAACTTGACGAATGGTTTCCATACGAAACTACCCTTCTCAGACACTTGGTCTGATCTAGAAATTGTCTTAACGGTAAGAAGAATTACTTCGGAAGAGATGCTAGAAGCTTGCGTACAGCTTCCGACGAGTCACCATTATCCAACGGCAGGCTTTCTATCTGTTTAACTAAAGCAGACAGTCTTTCCTTGACCATTAGATTTATGTCGTCTGTTTTCGACTTTTCCATGTCGAAGATCGCGTTGAACATCTCAGGATCGTCGGAATAGTCATACCTAACTGATTCCATCAACTTGGCTGCGTCATCTTTAAGTCCTAGGCGCAGAATGTCAGGAGGTGTAAGTATGCCCTCTGACTTTATGACTTCAGCCAAGTAATCAACGATCTCTGGAGCAAACGGCTCTTCATCGTCATCGTCCGGTGGACTGAGCATTAGTGCCTCAGTCATAGCCCACGCGCACTCGCCAGCGTCTGCTGGATCAAATACCGTTGGGTCGAACGTGTCACCACACAAAACATTGCTAAGGTTTATAAAATCCGGCAAAGACTTGAAGAAAGCATCTGTGGACAAAACTGATATACCAGCCATCAACCTGTCAAATATAGGTCTGGACAGTTTTACAGCAAAGTCCTGTTCCACCTCTGACTGTATAGTCATAGGGTCCCAGGTCATGGCTTCTGTTCCATACTTGTCTATAAACAAAATCAAAAGAGTCGTGGCGAAACTATTATCGTCTCGCCAGACTCTTTGTCTCGCCGCAGCTCGCTCAGATATGTTACGGCGAACTTCAGCCACTATAGTGCAGCCTCTTGAATAGGATAGCTGGCTCGGCACACTTTGGTTGACGCTGCTTTGAAATCGTCACCATTAAGTTCTTTGCCTGAGTCGTCTACCCAAACTGTCCAAGCACTTCCGCAGAACCCAGGAATAGACATTCCCATTTTCTTGGCGTGCTCTAAAGCCAGATTCCTAGCTTCAAAAGACCTTACCACTTCCACGTTAGAACCTTCGACAACAACAGTTGCCTTGGCTCCTGTTCTTTCTGACGCAGCCTCAACTACTCGCATATAAGCTCCTTTCGGGCGCTAACTTGGCGCTTCAACCATATTAACCCCGAAAGGGCAAATTTCCAATAGCTAAGATAAAAGTCAATTGTCCCCGCAACCATGTGGTGCGGGGAACGGCCTTACGGCCTGGTCACTTTGTAATTGTCTTCCTGTAAACCCTTATCTTTAAGAGTTCTCCAGAAGACACGTTGGTAACAATCACCAGAGGACGCTCACTTATACCCAATCCTTTCAGGTACGTTTCTGTGGCAGTAGCTGTTACGGACTTGCTCATCCTTGCTCCTTCCCATGGCGAAAAAAAACACAAAGCCTACCCAGGTTCAAAACGAATCCTGGGTAGGCTAGTAACCAGGCTGGGCCTGGACGGAAGCGGTGGTGGGGTTTTTACCCACTCGTAAAACTATATCTTAATCGGGTACCAGTTTTACGCTGCTAGATTTATACAATCGTACAGTCTGAGGGTTGAGTTCCCAGACGCGGTGATACGATTGCATAAATCAAATCCAGTTTGTGAGGGCTGGATTCAACCGCTTGGTCGGTGTGCAACAGATATGTTGCATGCAATCTATTATGACGTGTTTTTTACGTGGATTAAACAAACTATTTTTTGTTTAAACCTGCGTCAAACACATAAATGGCTTGCATTGTATTATGACTTGTTTGTGTGCTGGATTTACTGCATTAGATTGTTATCTGAACAAGTTTTCCAGAGTCACTTCTAACTATTATCCTTATACGCTCAGCTCCTAGTTCTTTTTTTATTTTGGCCAGAGGTTCTCCCCTAAGATTTGATATTACTTTTTTCACATGTGAGTAGTTGTAAGCTTTTGCAGCCGCGCTTCTTGCGCAAGGTTTACAGGTAGGACTGCCTGCATTCTTAACGCTGGCCGCAGCTTTGAGCGCTGGAATCTCAGACAGCAGTTTTGGGTTTGTCAAAAGAGCCGTGATCGTGGTGTCTTCAATTACTACCAACTTTGCTGACATAGCTTATCCTCACGGTTCAGTCGCAGTTGGAGGGTTGCCTAGCTTAAGCGATTCTTCTGGCTTGACTATATCCATTTTGTTCAAAGTTTCAATAAGGCTGGCTACTTCTTCAACCAGCAATCTCCAGGCTTCTTCTGCCACAGCTTGAGACCTGAAAACTAAATCAACGTAATCCAATCTGCAAAACTCTGGGTAAACCCCTACTGTTGGTTCGATCTCAGCAAACTCCTCTATGTCTGGAGGAGAGCACACGCCATCGAAAACAAGCCTATATGTTCCGTCTCTGGCGTTCAAAGCTTCTCTTTGATACCTGAATATCGTGTTAGGCATGTCGTTGCCTCCGTAGGCTACAACCTTAAACCTAAACCCAGATATAAAACTATTATTAACTGATGTTTGAGTGTATCTCTTTAAGTATATGCCTCTACCGTACGTTGGTTCGCCAATAGACGAACTAGAAGAAACGTATGGAAAGTCAGGAATACCTTCAGATGATGAGCTGCTGACCACAGGTTTACCCTCATATGTTGAATATGCTTTGGCTGGCCCCTCTTCTGGCCGTACTGGACCAGCAGATTATTTTCTTGTCTCCGTTCCAATTCTTTAGCGTATAGTCATTTTGCCACAATTGTTCGCCTATGCAAATATCACCACCATTATGAGTTAGCCTTACGTCTGGCACATTTGCCTTCTTTATGGCTTCTGACTTGATAGCCCAGCAGCTCCCAGTGGTAAAAACAACCTTGTTGCCATTAACTGTGGGTTTACCCAGCTTGTCTCTGAAATACTTTCCTTTGTACCAGTCAGCTTTCTTTACCCACTCCGCGTGCTTGGGCTGCATGGCGAAATGATAGATAGGTCCTAGCATTCCAAAATTAGGATCGGCTATGCAGCCAGAGTTAATGGCTGAGCACATCTTGTCCAGCCACAACGGATCAACGTCGCACATGGTATCGTCGTCAAACCACACGACCCACTTTGTTGTTATTGGAAACTTCTCGTCATGAAACATTTCGCGCATACATGGGTATTTGAACTTATTAACGTTAGAAGAATATATTACAGAGATAACACCATCATTAAACATGGCTTTGCAAAGAGACTCTGTTCTTTGATCAGCGTTGTTGCAGTAAACCCTTAGGTCTATGTCGTGTTTATCTGTGGTGTTTTGAATTGCCCTGAGACATCTGTTGTGCATGTCAAAATATGGACCATACAAAAGAACACATAGAGTTATCTTTCCTTCTATGTGAGGAGAGTCTATGAGTCTTGTGCCTATCACTTTTGTTGATTTATCTTCAAAATTTTGATTTAAATTTGAATTAAATTCATTAGTGGAAAATTTTTGATTAGTTTTAACGTTAACTGGGTGGATCTTAGCATCCTGATAAAAATCATCACTAAGTTTTATTTCTTCTTTGTTTTCGTTTGACTTTGGAATCACGCTGACAACGTCAGACCGTATGTCGACTACTTCCGACTTGTCGCTTACAACTGTCAGATAGAACTTCTCTCCGTTCTTATCAAACAAAACTGGCTTTGTGACGTCAGGAAGCACCATACCCTCCAGTAACGGCAAAGTGCCGTCCATGTAATAACTAAGCACCGAACTCACAACTTTATCTACTGTTATCATCTCCATGCAAGCTGGCACGACCTGTTCGTTTTCAGATGTGACTGGATACTTGCAAAAACTTTTGTCGCCTTCTGACTTTTGTACTTTGTTTTTCCAACAGCCTTTTGTGTAGCAGCAGTCAAACTTTCCTATTGTGTGCAAATACCTGTGATCTACGGTGAGTTTGTTTTTAAACTCAGCCATGGCTTCATTTTTATTCGTGTAGGCTTCCCACCACCACTCTTCCCTGCCTGCCCCAGTTACCACGCAAGGCTTGTTAAAAGCTGCCGCTATGTGCATGGCGGCTGTTATGGTGCATATTATTCCGTCTGCTTGGCTTATAAGCCTAAGCATTTGCCTAAGAGAAGTCTTTCCAACAAGGTCTAGAACGTTGTAAAGCTTGGGGTGATAGTGGCTCGGTCTGTTGCCTTTGCCTCCTAGCTGAATAACTCGTATTCCGAACTCGGACAAAATATTCACAACTTCTTGGTACCGCGAGTAAATCCAGTGTTTTGTGGTAAAGTCATTCTTTCCTCCAGCCAAAACAATCCAGTACCTGTCTTTTGAAACAGGTGCTTTTTCTTCTTCTGACAGATGTAAATCTGGATAAGGGTAAAGAAGAGGAACGTCTATTCCTGTCTGAACTTTTAAGTCTTTATGGAAAGAACTTATGAAATGTATTTTTTCTGTGCCTGCTTTTTTTATGTAACTGCCGTAGGTTAGGTTTACTATTCTAGCGCCTTTTTTGTCAGGCATAGGTTTGACGTAAGGATTATTGTGCCACAGTTCTTTAAAAGAAGTGTCTACTGACAGATGAAAACGACCAGGGTAAGTAAGAGCCAAGTCTCTTACCACAGCCGTCATTACAATTATGTCACCAGGAGCTCTTTGGTGCCTAAGCAAAAGCTTTTCCATGCCTGCCCTTTACACTTCGTACCTATCGCACTCTGTGCATATGGCAGTCACATCAGCCATAGGCAGACCAACTCTTTTGCACTTACCAAAAACAGCGCAGGCGTAAACTACTTTACCGTTGCAGTTACATCCGGCTGGTCTTTCTAGCTCTTTTCCCAAGTATTTGCAATTGTTCTGCAACCTTTTTATTTTCAAACTTTGATCGACAGTCTTGGCTTTAAAGACCTGTAGGGCTGCTGTCAAATACTCTTTCAAAGAATCTTTAAAAGGAGCAAATTGTTTAGACAGCTCTAAAAATTCTTTTGTTATTTTACCTATGGGTTTTATTTTTCCATCAGCTACGGTTAGATACACTCCCATGTCTTTGCATTTATTTATTATTTCTTCAGGGGTCACGCGCCACCTCTCAAACTCTTGACTTCAAGAAGCACTCGACAAGTATTCTAGTAGGTTCGCCTTCAGATGGAATATGACTTGGTTTAGGGCAATAGCAAACTTCTGGGCAATCTGTTTCTGGGAACCACTCTTCAAACACATCGTTGTATACGAAATAGCAGCCTTTGGAACATACGTCAGAGTCATTAAGCTCCACATGTTCAGGTTGTAAGAAATTTAAACCGCCAGGCTCACCGCAAGTAGTACCTGCTTGTTCGTCAACCGCTGCTCCAGGAGTTGACGGAGGAGGACAAGCGCAAGATTCTGGACAAGTATTTGAGTCCTGGGCCCAGAAGCTACCGTTCCAACGCCAGATACAACCGCCAGTCAAACAGTCTGGGTTTGCTGTTGTAGTCGTTGTGGTAGTGGGGCTGCCTGTAGTTGTTGTGCTCGTTGTGGTTGTTGTCGTAGTAGACAAGGAACAGACATACTCACACGACTGCATTGTCAAATATGGACCAAAATACGAACCAGTTGGTTCAGTGGCTGACTGTATGCAGTAATAACTTGGTAAAGTTTCTCCTGTAGGCGGCCCTACGAAATACTCGCTACCGCAATTGTACTCCACAACATTGTCTTCTGGACCTGTTGGAGGATTTTCTGGAGCTGGTGGGCATCCGCAATCCGCCTGGCAATTGCTAGTGTTTGTTACCAACCAACCCTCACCAGCCACGTAAAAATAACCACATGTGTTTTCAATACACGGGTCTTCAGGAAACACACAGTAATACGATTGTTTTTTTATTGAAACGCAACAATTTTCGTCTACATGTATATAACCAAATACAGGCTCCCCTCCTTCCATACCGACGACTATAGGAGAGCTTGAACAGCTAGTAGAAGCGCACGGTCCAGGAGGTCCCGCGTACCCGCTTGGTCCTGTTGCTCCAGTAACCCCAGTAGGCCCGTAAGGACCTGTTGGGCCAGTTACTCCTGTTGGCCCTGGGTCTCCTTGAGGCCCAGGATCACCTTGAGGGCCTGGGTCTCCTTGAGGGCCCTGATAGCCCATAGGTCCTTGAGGGCCTGTTATTCCTTGAGGACCCGTTACTCCAGTTGGGCCTGGGTCTCCTTGGTCGCCTTTATCTCCGGTGTCTCCTTTGTCGCCAGTGTCACCTTTGTCTCCTTTTTCTCCAGGAGGGCCTGTTGGCCCAGTGGCTCCAGCAGGTCCGGTGATACCAGGCTCCCCTGTTGGGCCCGTCATACCTTCAGGGCCGGTAACGCCTGTTGGCCCAGTTGCTCCGGTAGCCCCAGCTGCCCCTGTAGCTCCAGTAGCGCCGATACGACCTACTTTTGCTTTAGGTATTGTTAATTTTATTTTGAAATCAAAGCCGCAAACTCCGTCTCCAGAGTTTGGTTTTGTTGTTTTTTCTACAGAAGCTCCAGCCGAACCAAATGAAGTTTCAGACACAGCAAGATTTATGTTTATGTCTGGACACGGCAAATCTTTTAGAACATCACTCATGGTCAGAGACATAGACGCAGCTGGGCCAGGCGGACCAGCTGGACCAGGAGGGCCAGGAGGGCCAGGAGGGCCAGGCGGTCCTGTATTTGGTAATTCAAAGTCTAGATCAGGACAGTCGTATATAGGAGGAGGAGCGTCTGGTACTGTGCAATCAGCTA